GGAAGAACAACAGCAAAAGGCTATGGAAGTCTATAACGGCTTCATGTCACAATATCCTGATGCTCAAATCCACGAAAACTCTTTAGCCCGGCTTCTAGAATCTGATAAATCTTTAACACCAGAAGCTGCGTATTTTAAGTTAAAGAGTTTCTTTCTAGAGAGAAATCTAGATTGGAACACTCCTCTGGAAGCCCACGCTCAACAAGAGCAGCAGCGGCAACAGACTCCAGAAGTTAATACGCAACAATCGCTTCCTTCTGGTGGGAATGTTCCCGTCCAGAATGTTACAGACACAGCAGATATTGCTGATGTTGGAACTTCATATGATGACATCATTCGTCAGAGTATGAGAGATGCAAACATTCAGATCTAGGAGTAAAAGATGGCAAGCACCCCAATCGCAACCGTCTTGAATTCCACGCTGACTCGTTCGCGTAAGAAGCTGATCATGGCTTCTATTAAGTCTAACGCTCTTATGGCTTGGGCTTTTGCGAACAATCGGGTGGAGTTTGAAGATGGTGGTCACGAGATCACGAATCCGTTGACTCTCGGACGTAACCCAAACATTTCGTCGTACGAATACTACGACGAACTGCCGATTGCTCAAACTAGCGAATTCGACACAGTTACTTATAACTGGTCGCGTGTTGCTGGTTCTGTAGTAATCTCCGACCAAGAAGAAGATGAGAACCGTGGTACGGCTGAAATCTTTAAATTGATGAAAGCCAAGATTGATGTCTTGGAAGAGTCAATTAAAGAGAAGTTCAGTGCTTATCTTTATGGTTCTTCTGCTGGTACGGACCCAAATGGTATTTCTACGCTAGTTCCAGATGATCCGACGACAGGTACGGTTGGTAATATCAATCGTGCTAATGAAAGCCAGTGGCGCACATCGGCTTATGACTTCAATGGTAACTTGGACTCAACGAACATTGAAGAAGCCTTTGATGATATGCTCATGGATTTGACGCTCAAAGGAGACAAGCCTGACTTGATCCTTTGTGGCCGTAATCTCTATCGGCACTATCGTACCGCAGTGCGGGATAAGGTTGTTATCAACTTGTCCGAATCTAATTCTGGCAAGAAGATGATGGACTTGGGATTTGCTGGCGTAAAACACCAAGCGATTCCAATGCTTTACGATGAGGATTGCCCTGTTAACAAGGCTTACTTCATCAACAGCAAGTACATTCGCTTGCACATTCTGAAGCATGTCAACATGAAGGTAAAAGAGCTAGTCGCCCCTTGGACGATTGACGCTCATGGACGCCGAATTGTTTGGCAAGGTCAGTGGTGCTTGTGGAAGGCTTTCCGCACCCATGCAGTTCTTATTAACTCGTAATATGGAGGTTGAAGGGGATGTCAAATATTAGACCTCGTTATGAAGTACACAAACTAGAAGGCAAAGTTGAACACGAAGTCTTTAAGATGCGTGTTGACGATGATGGTAAACCTTCGGGCGGCTTCGAATCTGAAATAGTAAAAGAAGATGCTGGCTGGATGGTCTACTTTCCTAACGGAGCTTCTATCCGTGTACGCGATGAACCAGAACTAAAGCGCCTTGGTTTCGATAAGAGTGCTGACCTGATTGATATGGACAGCGGCGATGTCGTTGGAAGTACGGGTCAGACTTCTCTTAAAGCTAGATCGGAACAACTAACTAGTCGTGGACGAAAGACTCGTCCATCAGTCATACAGACCGCAGATAATGGAGAATAATTATGTCTAGGGTCATTCAAGATTATCACCCGCGTTCCATTAGCCAGTATGTTCCTAACATGGAATTTGCTGCTGATGTAGTAGGTGATGTGCATATTGTAGCACTCGGAAGTCCGGCTGCTGCTGATGCTGACGGTATTTGGGATGGAGTAAGTGCTACTAATAGTGACACTTCTTATACAAGTTCCGACTTTAAGAACACCTTTGATGGTAGTTCTACGTCACTAACCTCAACTTCTGGCATGATCGACGCTACTTATGGTCGTTGTCTTACTGCTACGGGTTCCGGTGGTTCAAACCATGTATGCACGATCTCTGGTCGTGACTATCTTGGTCAACGGATGCAAGAGAGTCTTACTCTCTCCGGGACTACTGTTATTCACGGCAATAAGGCGTTTAAGTACGTTGATTCCATAGCTATTGCTTCTGGAGCAGCCAGTGATACTGCTGATATCGGTTGGTCGGATCGTCTTGGTCTTCCTTATAAGGCCCAGAAGATTCTTTCTTACACCGAGAACGATGTAAGTATGCCTGTTGATCCGGTAGAAGTTGCTGTTGAAGTAGATGCAACCCGATTCGCCGCTGGAACCGATTGCGTGGTTCCTTCGCCGGTAGCTGGACAAATTACTGGAGTTAATTCAGTAGTTACTACTGCTACTTCGGGAACTTCAACTGCTACTGTTGTAGTTGGTTCTACAGATGTTGGTGGACTCTCTATCGTAATTGCTGGCTCCTCTGGAGTTGCAACTACAGATAGTGACACAGCAACTACTGATGACGATCAAGCAACGAGTACTGTCGCTAAATATGGTGCTATGGGGATTTCTCCCGATAGTACTCCTAGTGGTGGTGCCGCCAACTACTTCGTCACGGTAGAACCGCTCACGTTTGTAGCTGGACCTGATACCGACCCACAAACTGCGACAACGGAAGACCCGCGAGGGACTATCCTTGTCACTACAGATTGTGATGGCAGCAATGCCTATGAGGTTCGTTACAACGTAGACACCGCTGATCTTCACGGTGTTGAGCAGTATAACGGCTAATTAGGCAGGGTGGGGATGTTTAGCCTCCCCTTCCATCCCCACCCACTTAATTATGGCAACATTAGCCCAATTAGTAACTAGAACCGCTGACCGTCTTTCGATGGTCGCGGGTACTGGTGTTCAGGTATACGCAGAAGATCGTATAGCTGAAATGATCCAACATAAATTTGATGTGCTATTTGATGAAGTCTTCTGGCCTCAGTTTATGTCTTGGGAAGAATTAACTCTGGATGGTACGCTTGGAATCGTCACCACGGATCTAGCCAGTAAAGTCAAAAGATTCGATGATATTAGAGTCGTATTTGCAGACAACTCTAATACTCCACTAACAAAGTTAGCTGGACTTACCACTAATCCATTCGAATTAAGTGGCACAACTCCTGTTCACTATGAGCCACTAGGAGTTGGCAGTACTTACAAAGCCTCAAGAGTATTCCAAGTATGGCCTAAAGCATCTACTGGAAAGATCATAGTCCAGTATAGAACCAAGCCAGACACATTTGTTAGTACTGACGAAATAGACTTTGATGATCAGGCACTCATTCTTGGATCAGTATTCGACTATCTAGAAGATGACGGTACTAATCCTAATGCTAGTCAGAAGTTCCAACTGATGTTTGAAGCCAGAGTTAAACAGTTGAAGAACCTGTTCAATGCTGCACCTATCAGCCTTGATCCTGTTACTTCTCTACCTAATAGCTTTACATTTACTGAATTACCAACGTAATGGTTGATACATTCCTATTCCCTAAAGATAGAAACATACGGCGATCTAATAATCTATTAGACGCAACCATTCGAGATTTCTCTGGTGGATGGAATGTTATTGATAACGATCTAAACCTTACTACTAAGTTCAGTAAGATTCTCCGTAACATGCAGCGGAATGAAGATGGATCAAATGCTGTTAGACATGGAACCAAGTTATTCGCTGATACTTCTGAACACCTAGATGCCATCATCGCCTGTGAATATTACTCTGGCAGTATTATATGCGTAGGTAAAAATGGGAAGCTAGTTAGAGTTGATAGTGCAGGGAATGTATACGAAATCTGGTCAGATGCTTGGGCCAATGGCCTTCCAGGAAATCCTGATGGATGGGCTACTGGATTAACTTTTGCCTCGTTCGCAATATTTAGTGGCTCATTGATAGTAGCAAATGGAATCAATAAGCCTCTTATAATTAACTCTGGTCTAAGCTGTGAATACTTAAATGATCCAGCTAATGGATCTAATGCTAATACGCCTATAGCCAAATATTTATTGGCTCATGGACGGTATTTAGTAATGGCCGGTGATTCAGCAGCACCAGACCGTATTCATATATCTTCTACAGATACATCTGGTGTTTGGGTAGGTGATGGCGCACCTAACGATTCAGTAGCACTTGATCTAGGTACAAGAGTTCCAAGTGGAAGTTCCACAATAAAAGGGCTAGGTAGTTTCCGTGATAGCATACTTGTGTTTTTTGATGATGCTATTCTACCGGGATCATTAGGAACATTTACAGATTCCAATCATACTCCAACATTTACTGATGCGATTGAAGGACATGGATCTGTATCTCATCGAGTAATCCAGACAATCGGTGAAGATGTTCTGTTTGCTGATCAGATTGGAGTTAGTAGTGTCAACCGTGCATTGTTCACTGGATCAGTAAGACCAGAAAGATTCTCTCAGTTGGTTGATCCCGAAATACAAAGAGATATCAACAACTTAACTAGTACCGCGGCCTTGGAAGATAGAACGTTCAGTGTGTTCGATAGCCAAGCTAGAGACTATATGTTGATGATTCCTAATGCCGATTTAACTGATAACACTACAGAGACTCGGACATTTGTATTTAAGAAGAATGAGACTCTAAAGATTGAGGCTTGGTATGAGTTCAAGAATTGGAACTGGTCATCAGCCTGTAGGTCTGCATTAAAGAGGCTATTCTTCTCTAGTGGCACTGAACTGTTTATTTACGGAACTGAGCAAGATCCAATAAGAAAGGATCGTGAAGGTTCAGAAGAAATGTTTGATGACGATCTTCCATTCGAAGATTATACTGGATTTACTCCAGTAGCAGATACAGCAGACAGTGGAGTGCCAATTCCATTTGTCTGGGAACTTCCCTGGTCGGACTCTGGGCAGAGATTCCTAACTAAATCCAGTAGGTATATTAACTTCGACACTCTCGGAGACAATAAATTTACTGCCAATATGTTCACAGATAATATATACAAGGACAAGCGGGACTTCGGTGAAGATTGGGAAGAAGACTCGTTAAAGTTTGATGATAGTCTAGGATTCGATGTTGATGTTCTTGATCCTACTTTAGAGATGGTATTCGAAGGTGGAGATAGCCCAGGATTTGGTGCTGATGAGTTCGGCGAAGATTATGGTGGAGGGCGGCCAACAAGATTAGAACAGTTGTATGCTTGGACAAGTCGTTATAAAATAATGAAACTTCGTATGTCTGGTGAAGCAACAAAAGCCCTAAAGTTTGTTTCTATTACAATGGCCTATTCCGTAGGCTCGCCAAGGAGATAGAAAATGGCAAGTGCAGTTGACGCAACATTTCCCGCTGATAATACGAAAGTCTCTAAGGCTACGTTTAGAGCGCAAATGTTGACGATTAAAGACGAGATTTCTGCGCTCCAACAACGGACAAGTGTTGCTGGAGCAAAAGCATTTTATGGCTTTTTGTCCGAGTCAGAAGTGCAAGATGCAGTTGTTAGGCATCACAATGTTGTGGCTCCTAGCGATTTGCCCAGGGATATAGCACTAGGTCGGGCATCACTTTAATAGGAGTTAATTATGGCTGATAAAATTGGAGTTCTCGGAGAAGCTACTACAGCTACTGCGGCAACTACTACTGTTTACACTGTCCCGTCGGGGAAAGCTGCTAAAGTTAAGATCATGTGGTCAGGCCGATCAGATGCATCAAACGCTGATGGTGATCTAACCATTACTGTTAATGCAATAGCGGTAGCAATTGTAAGTAATATGACTGCGGATCGTTATTTGCATTCTAATAGTACGTTAATGGTTAATCCAGAGACTTCTGCTCCGCCAACGGGGGCTACTGCACTGTTGACTGTAGCTCCAGCACCTTTTGAGTATTATTTGTCTGCTGGTGATACTGTTACATACACAGTTGCAACACGAACAATGCAAGCTCTGAATGTTCAAGTAGTTGGGACTGAGATTGACGTATAAGCTGAAGGAATAGTTATGGCTGCAAATACAACCACTACTAACTATAACTTCAACTTAACTGACTTCGACAAGATTCCTTGGCACACCGAGGAACACAACAATTGGCATATTATTGACGCACTGTTAGCTCGATATATTGCAATTGGAAGTGTTAAGGGTGCTTGGGAAAATGCCTTAGCAGTTACAGTTGAAAGTAGGTATATAGACCCTGACACAGATACTATCTGGGAAGTGCTTGTTGCACATACCACAGCTAGTACTGGTACGTTTGCTGCTGATCGAACAGCCAATAGCTCTTACTGGAAGTCAATTAGTGTCGATGTTTCTGCCAAAGGAACGTATGCACAAAACACCGCATACAATCCTAATGACTTTGTGATTCAAGGGGATAGGTATGGAGTTGTTCAGACTACTTATACGTCTGACAATACCCAAGCATCTGCCATATTGTCCTATGATCTTGATGTGACAAATGGAAACATTGTTACACTAATTGACGGCTCAGACCTATTTGACATCATCTTTTCTTCTACAGGAATGCTGGCAAAGACTGCCACAGGCACATTTACTAGTAGAGAAGTTGAAGGTGGAACAGGTATTGACCTGACTAATGGGACAGGAATCAGTGGTAATCCTTCTGTAGCTATTGATTCTACAGTAGCCACACTTTCTGGCTCACAAGTACTTACTAATAAGACACTAACTGCTCCTACAATTAATGGGGTAGTTGGAGGTTCGCAGACTTCCGCCACAATAAGTACTCTGACTACTTCCAATGTAGATGGAATCCTTGGTGGTGTTAGTCCCGCCGCAGCTACAACTGCAAACCTTACAGTTAACGGTAATACTGTTCTTGGTGATGCTACTGGAGACTCTATAACCATTAATGGTAATGGAGTTACACTTGCTAATGCTCCAAGTGTTACTGGTACATGGGCTAACCTTGGTGGAGTTACCACTGTAGATATCAATGGTGGAACTGTTGATGGTGCGATAATTGGTGGGGCATCGACGGCTGCTATATCAGGAACTACTGGATCATTTAGTGGAAATGTTACAGGTGCAGCACCTTCATCTGGTGGACATTTAACTACTAAAACGTATGTAGATGGACTACTAGCTGGATTAGCTAAACGTGGAACAGTTAGGGCAGCTACTACTGCGGATATAACTATAGCAACTGCACTTAATAATGGAGATGCTTTAGATGGTGTAACACTTGCGGATGATAATCTAGTACTTGTAAAAAATCAATCTGATGCCGAAGAAAATGGAATCTATGTTGTTGGTTCTAGTCCAGCAAGAGATGATCTT